CAGATCAATTTATGGCGTTGCCAGATTGGCCACTAACCCTATAACTGCCGTTTTTGCCCAATCTGGCAACGCCATAAATTGATCTGCGAGATTTGCAATTCCGTTGGCAAAGTTGACGATCAAGGGCGTCAATTGGATTAAGACGGGAATAAGCGCTTGCAGCATAGTTGCTTTGGCTTTATCCATCGCATCATTGACGGGTTTTAGGGCTGCCTGCATCTGTTTATAGGCGTCCGCGGCTTTGATGACGTTCGGAGCAAGCGCAGCATAGGCGGATTGGGCCTCCTGTATTCGGGCTGGGTCGCCAGACTTCATCGCTTCATCCAACGATTTGCGCACTTCATCAACGGCTTTTGAGCTTTCAGATCCGAATTTATTTAGCGCCATACCCAACCCAACGAGCGGCAGGGTAAAGGCTGCGCCCATCCGCATACCCAACTGTGATACTTTTTCTCCCATCTCTTTGAGATTGACGTTGACCTTTTTGATGACGGGCGTGATGTTGTCTTTTCCGTTGATCTCGACTTTTACTTTAGGGTTTGCCATGTTTCCCGCTTTCTGTCAGTTGGGCTTGCACCTTGTAAAACTTCCAGCGCTCGAACCATAGTGCTGGGCCTTCGTCAATCTGCCAGGGTGGTGTACCCCAATCCTCAGCCGCTTGTAACATGAGCGCCCAATCGGGCGGTTGCCCGCTGTGCCTGATCCAGGCTATGACCGATGAGCGCTCGGCGGGTTTGGGGAAAACGATCCCATGAAGGTTGTCTGGACTTCCTGCAATTCGTCAAGTGTAAGTTCGTCAAGCGCCTCAAGCGCGACCCCAACCGGGACGCCCTCGCCAGTCGCCTCGTCAACCATGAAGCGGGCCATCAGATTAAGGCTCGCTTCAAAACTGGTCTGGGCTTCGCGCAATTCTCGAACTTTAATCTTGCTGGTAATAATGTTGAATTTCATAGCCATCCTTTAGGGCAGTGCCGCAAGGGTGTTTACTACGGTGATATTGCAAAACAGGTCGGGCGTTGGGGTGGTGTTGAGCGTGCCGCGCAACGTGCCAGTAATTATATCGTTACCGTCCTGCTCATCGATTTTGCTAAACGTTTCCCAATGCCCACAAATGTCAATGCGCAGGGTTTTGTTAGTGAAGGCCGAACCGCCTGCAATCGCGCTGCCGAGTGATTGCAACCGGATCATGCGCGGGGTCTTTGCACGCCAGGCTGCAATCTCTGCAACGCTTGACGCGTCATGCTCAAAGGTTACGTCTAGCATAACTTCCGGCGCGGTTTGCTTCACGAAGTCGAAATAAATTTCGCCGTTAGCCGTGAATACAGGAACAAATCCAGTTGTCACTTTCAACGAAGCGCCCAATAACGTCGAGCTTTTGACAGTAGCGCCTAACGTCCCACTTACCGCGTCAATGGCGAGCGTGCTTTTGCCGAAGAGAATCTCTTCAACCACTGGTAGGGCAATCGAACCCGTGAAGGTTGACGTGCCAACCTGCCGACCCTGCCAGTTTGCGGTAACCTTCCAGGCTTCACGCGCCGCGCCGCTTAGCTCAAAGTCAGTGACAAACCCGTAGGCCATTTCCTCGGCCTGTTGGTTGTCCCCGCCCTCAAGCGTGTATGTCTTGGGTGTTTTGGCCGCGGTGGTTGCGAGCGCGAAAACATACGCATAACCGCCGGACGCGTCTTGAGCGCCAGTAACAGAACCGTCAACGCCAGCCACGCCGATGTAAGGCAACTGCTCGAATGTCGCCTCAATGCTATCCATTGATAGCCGCCCCTCAGTCGTGGGGATGTATACCCGCTCAACAGGGGAGAGATAGCCAACATTTTCGTCTGGTTGAACGGCGCTCAAACCGTCCTCGATTGTGCCAGTACCGCGCCAAATGGCAGTTGCCGGGACTGCCGTCCCGGCCGTGCTTTCAGCGCCGAGTTGAATTTTTCGTAATGCTTTCACGCCTGCCATAATAGCTCCTTATGCAATAATCTTGCAATTATTCAGTGTGTAAAATCGCGCCAGTGTTGGCGCTCCGTCCCATTCCGCGCGGCTGGTTGTGTAGCTGATCGTGCCGTAAGTTTGGATAGTTCCACCAAAAGTAACGTCAGCAGTAAGTTTTCCCATCACCAAAGGGTGCAAGGTTTCCAGCACCGTGAACGCCGCGGAAAGCCCCTGGTCAGCAACGTGCAATTCGATAACGATGTTATCCAGGCTCTTGACGCTGCCCGCTGGGTCGCCTGGGATGATCTCGCCTGTTCCGAGGTGAGTTATGACCATCGGCAGAACTCCGGGGCCGGGGTAATCCGGAGCGGTGTTGACGCCCGTCACGGTAATCATCAGGTCTTGTATCGCCTGCACAGCCGCGAATATTTCCATGCTAATAATCCTCAGTGTAGGCTTCGCAAATCAGCTTGACGTCCGGGTCAAGCTGGGTAAGCGTTACGGGTTGCGCGCCCATCTCGCCCCCACCGGTTGTGCCGAAGACGGCCTCAGCCCGGCGGAAGTACCGCGCCGCTTGAATAAGGCAAGCACGCACTATATCACCCTCATAGCGCCAGATGTAAGTCTGCGCAAGGGTCAGGTGGGTGGCCGCCGCTGATCCATTCCAGCCCCGGATTACCGTCAAGGTGTTTGTGGCAACGTTGGTAATTTGCATAAGCTCGGCATCGACCTTGATAATGTTGCCAGCTGCATACCCAGTCCCACTTGTGACCGGGACGCTCGTTGCGGTGGTGGTGGTGATCGCGCCGTTCAGGGTGGAGCCGGTCGCCCACGCAGCCGAATAGTTTTTATGCATCCCCCAAACTCCATACACACTCAACGCTTTTTGCGAACCGCCCAAAGTTGACGGCTCGAAGCTGATCGTAGAATAGGACTTGAGAATGATACGCTTTTTCGGCCCGGCGTTGTAAGGTGCGAGGTCGTACTCGGTGCTTGCAATGACGCTCGCATCGCCGTTGGTCAGGGTGGTAAGCTCCAGAAGATCATCAACCAGCTGGAGTTCGCGCCGGAACCAAAGCGGCGGAATGTCGTAATAGTTGGTTGTGTATGCCGGGTAAAACGTTTTGCCCGTTTGGCCTTCGATGGCGCGGGTCGCCGCGTCAATTGCCTGCTCGGCCTGAGAGGTATTAGCACTCGCCGAGTTGGGCATAAATGCCAGCAGCTCAGCTAACGTACAATACCCATTTTGCGGTGTACTCATGCTAATACCTCTCCTAACAATAAGCCGGGTTAGACGACGATGGCCTGGGTGGCGTAAGTGGTAGCAACGGGGTATCGTTTGCCAGCCGCGCCGTCAGGGCCGTAAAGCGTGCAGATAATCGCGTTGGCGATTGTGTCAGTCCCAATCGTGCCGACGATCTTTTGGAATGGGGCGGCAGGATTGACCGGGATGTCAAGCGTGTAAATCTTTGACCCGCTCGACGCGGCGAGATTTGCAAGGGCCGCGCTGGTGACGTCAGCATAAGTGCCGCCGCTCGCATCGCTTTCTTGGATTTTCAGCGACATTGTGCCTCCGGTTGCCTGCGCCCCGGTTGCGAGGGTATAAAACGCTCGCTTATAACCTGTGCCATCAACAACAACGGCGGTCATAGCAGTGGCCGCGCCCGCGGAAGGGACGCAAGCCAGAACCTGCTTGAATTGAGTACCAAAACGTGTAATGCGCATTTCGTTTCCTTTCAGGGGGGATTGCTCCCCCCTAACTTTATAAAGTTGACTTAACCCTGCGCCATGGTGTAGAACGCCTCAGCCTGCAAAACCGCGAAGCCGCGGTAAATGTTGGCGAAGATGCCAATCTGCCCATTCGCCATATACAGGTACGGGTTGCGTTGAACCAGCATACCGGGGCGCTCAAGCAATGCAAAATAATTGAAATTCCCGTAAAGCGTGCTTCGGAGGCCGTTGGTCATCGCGGGCATATCATCGCTGATAAAGACGGGGTTGCCAGCGAGGATGTCGGCCATCTGGTAGTTGGTGGCTTCAACGCCCTTGAGATACCATTTGGTGGCGTTCTTCATCAGGAACCCGGTCTGCCCCTGAACGTTATAGCCTCCGCCCAGAGTACCAATCAGGCGGTATACTTCGGCGAGGGTCAGCGAGGTGGCGTTGGCGGCAGCCGTTCCAGCAGTGGCGCTCGCTAGGATCGCGGTCGTCGCCACGGTGTTTTCGGTCACGGCTTCGGCGCGGGCAAGAGCTTCGGTCAGCCATCCGTCAAAGTTCGAGTTTTCGTCAAGCATAAACTCTTCGGAGGCCTTCACTAACTTGGTGTACTTGAGCAGCGCCAGGTCAACCTGCGCCACGGTACCCTCGTTTTCATTATAGGCCGCAGCTTCGTTGGTGACAACAAACGCGGTGTGCGAGGTATCCTCAACTGGGATCAAAAGATGATCGCTGGAAGTACCAAACCGCTGAACAGGAGCCTGGCGAACCCAGCTCGCAATGTTGCGCTTGGCGATGATCTGATTGTAGAGCGGATCGGGGATGAGATAGCCGCCGCTCGCGCCAGTGGTCTGGTTGAACGCGGCCTTGACGCTGCCTAATCCGGATGGCGGGCTGATGAGCGAGCCATTATCCTGCCCGGTCGTGATCCAGGCCTTGAACGCCTGCACGCCGTCGTTGTCATCGCCAGCCTTGGCAACGTGTTTCACAGTCTTGATTTTGCCCTTGAGCTCATCAACGGCGAGGCGGTAGCCCTCATCCTGAGCGGCTTTCAATTCAGCGGCGCGGTCAGCAGCCGCCTTGACAGCCGAAGCCTGTTCGGCAAGAGCGGCGTCAACGATAGCTTTGATTTCGATTTCAGTAGCCATTTCAGTTTCCTTTTCAAAAGTTTTTGTTTGCACTGCGTCAGCAACGCCGCTCGCAGATAACAACGATTTGATGGGCATAAGCCCGTTACGCGGTTCGGCTGGAGTTGGCGTAAGTGACGCCTCGCCAATGAACCACGATTTGATGTGGAACACACCGTTCTTGACGGGCTCGCGTTCCACCATGTGAGAGAGGGCGCCGCTGGAATAGCCCAGCTTTCCATCCTCAGCCAGTTTGTAAATTGCCTTTTCATATTCATCGCGCAAGTTTATCTGCGCTTCGCACCAGATGCCAACCGCGTCTGCCTTGATTGTGCCGTTGCCAATGATGCGCTTGCCAATAACCCGATCCATGCCGTGATTGTAAAGTACAGGCAGGGTCGAGGGTGTGTTGATGACCGTATTACTCGTAAAGTAATCTCCGGTTAGATCGGGGTCGTTCGCGGTGGAGTAGCGCACCAGATAGCCGCCAACCTTGCCATTGCCCAGCGCCTTGATTGTGCTGCCATAACTCATGATGCCGATCGAGGTGGCTTTCTTTCCACAGGCCGCGCCCAGCTGGGTCAGTGCATCGTGCGCGCTTTGGATTTTCGAGGCGTTGCTGCGGCTAATCATCGCTCCAATCTTGATTGCCTCAGCCCGCTTGACCGCGACCCACGCTTCTTCAACCTGCGCCAACTCGCCCAGGGTGATGGTCATTGCGGTAGGGTCGAAAGTGTAATCTGCGCGGTAATAGAGGTCATCGCGCTCAACTACCAGGTAAGTTTCAAAAACGTCCTCGACCTCATACGCGACCGGAACCTCGATTGGTTCTCCTGTCATCGGGTCAATCATTGCCTCGCCCATATTTGGATTAAGTTGTTGGCAGGCAAGTTCCTCAATTTTATCTAACCGTTCTTCGAGTGAAAAATCCATATTACCTCCAAAAATAAAAAGGGCGAAACAAACGCTTTCGCGCGTGTCTCGCCCTCAACGGAGCAAAGTTATTCGGTTTCTGGTGTGATGTTCTTGTATTGCGCTCTCCGTTTACTCAGCTTGATTATCGGCACGGAGAAAGTCGCCCAGGTACGATTACATTATAAGGCTTTTTTAAGTAAAGTCAAAAGATAGCTCTTTCTTTACCCCAACATCTAACCCGCCCATAGCCTTGCGGTGTTCTGCTTAGTTTCCATTCCCAGCACTCATCATCGGTTTTTATATCAACGTTTCTCCAAAATATTTCAGGTTTCATTATATCCTCCATAACAAAATACCCCGCTCCAACGGGCTAGCGCCGGAACGGGGGTATTTATACAGTTAGCGCCGATCTAGCCATCAGCACCCTTATTATACCACGGCAGGCAATAGGCTTTTCACTTCAGCCCAGCGCGAACCAATGCGCGGTCAATCCATGCCTGGTAGATTTTCTCAATCTCCGGTATTTTATCGATCGCAACATCAAGTAGTTTGCGCCAGCCAATCCGGGCCATGTTTTTGCGCTGCCGCTCGCCCACTACTAATAGGGCATAACTTGCCCGGTTGCCAATGGTGGTTGTGGTTTTGCGCGAGGAAACATAAAACTGTTTCCCCAGCACTTCGGAGGTTTGCAGGCTTTCCGTTGGACTTACCCGCGTTCCGAACCCGCGTTCATAGTATGGGTATGGCGGGTTGTTGGCTGCCGTTTCGGGCGGATATTTGCGCAGCCCGCGCGTGTCCAATATCTCAGTACCGCTTTCCTTAGCTGCCGCCTCAATTGCGGTATAAAGCTCCTTGCCGTATTTCTCAAGGTTTTCACTCAGCTTTTTGACGCCATCGATTTTGATCGATATTACTTCGGCCATTATATTTTAGTCCTGGTTGCAATCCAGCATCTGCAATTTACGTGCCGGGGCGGGTTCATAATTGGCCCTCGTTTGGGGTCGATATCGAAAGGTTGGTCAAGCGGTATCCATTTATTAGCCTTTCCCAGCGGCCCACAAAGCGGACATACTTTGCTGTCTTCGTTGGTGTACCATTTTTTGATGACCTTGACGTCTGGGTATTCAGCCTGCATCCGTTCGCCTGCCATGCGTTCTCCTTCACCATACGCGCGGGTGACCTCAGTCACGGCGATATTATTTGCTCTGCGTTCATCAAATGGTAGCGCGGCGCGAAGATCGCCCATCGTCATACCTGGCGTTTCGATAAATTGACTAACCGACTGCCTTACCGAAGCCAGTGTATTTTGATCCACATCGCGTATTAGATTGCCAACGTACTGATTGACAGCCTCGCGAGCGTTGGCGTTCACGGCGGTATAATCCAATTCGATGCTCGAGCCCAGCTGGAAAACGTCAATGCCTGCCACCGTACCCTCAAGCACTAATCGCAAAACGTCCGCGGTAAAGTTTTGGTCGGGCTGCCCGAATAAGCTATTTATCCAATCATCAAAGTTGTAAATTGCTTTTCGGTTAGGCAATGCCTCGGCCAGCGCGGCCAGAATAATCCGCCGCTGCTCGCGGAACCTGCGCTCAAACAAAAGCCTGATCTTGTTTTCTAGCTCCATTTTTGCGCGGCGTTGCGGTTCTTGCGTATCTCGCACCGCGGCCTTGATTTGGATTATAGGCGATTGCATAGCCTTAATTACCATTTCGCGCAACCGTTCGCGGCTTTCGTTATTCTGCATAGTGCGCCCCCGTAATATCTCGTATCACGCGGGCAGATTGCGACGGCGGAAGGTTGTTGTTGACGGTGACGTTCGGGGTGGGCTGGTCTGGTAATGTCACGTTGACCGCCGGAGTCGGCTGGTCTGGGATGGTGACCGTCACATTCGGAGCTGCCACATTGACCGGCTGCGCGGGTTCGGCCTTGACTTCGACCTCGGCGCTTTTCAGACTTTCGAGGGCCGAGGTCAGGCGGGTCGCCGCGTCAAGCCACGGATCGGGTTGGGGCTGGACTTCCCGAACCTCGAAAGATGCCAGAATATCAACCTCGGTCATCGCTTCGCGCAGCCGTTCGCGGATGCCATCAGCTAGGTGATTTGGAAGCGCTTTGCACTCCCAATCAACTGCTGGGGCCAGCCCTTTCCGGAACCGCTTGACCGCAACCTGACGCCAAAGGTTCATGTCTTTGACCATCTCAGCGTTCAGGCCCACGCCCTGATCCACAACCGGGGCGGGTTCTGCCTGAACAGGTTTTGGGTCGAGCATATCAAACGTGATGCCCTCGGGCAATTCCATACCAACCATCTGCGCGGCGATGCTCGGCGCGATGCCAGCGGTAACGTAAGTTGAAAACGATGCGCTGCGCATCTGCTCGTTCTCTTGGAAGGCGTCCAACGTTTCGGGCTTGAATTTCATCTTCCACCCAAACTGATTGAGCAACTGAGTGTTGAACGTGTATTCGATGCAATGGTAAATCTTGCGGAACACGCCGGTTGTGTACCAGACTTTCGTCAATGCGTTCATCTCGCTTGCAAAGGCCGCGTCACTCATGAACAGCGCCGCCGGGATGCCGTAGGCCGTGCCGATGTTCTCGATAGCCTGGCGGGTAAGCGGTGGGTAGCCGTTGGCGATTTCTTCAATTGTTGCGCCTACTTTGGTGATCGTCATGCTCTCGGCGTTGATTAGCTTCGCAACCGTATCTGACCAACCGCGGATAAAGCGGTTATACCATGTCTGGGTTTCCTCGCGGTCTTTGGTGGTGGGCATACCCTTGACGCTCATCAGCGTGGGCTGGATAAACCCGCGCTCGCCGTAAATTTTAAGGGTCGCATCCATGCCCAGTATAAGTTCAACGCTCAACTGCGCCACTCCAGCCGGGTAACTCATCGCGGGGCCAATCTCGACGTCGCTGTCTTGCAGCCAAAAATACATCATACGGCCTTGGTAGCCGGTGGGCGTTTCGGTGTCCTCGCCATCAGCAGGCCAGTAATTCCCAGTCTTTCCGTATGCGGTTGACCGGGTCAGGTATTCCAGCCCCTGATTTGTAATCATCGGGGTGACCGTGTGCGGAGCGCAGTATTGCAACGACATGACCATTCGCGAGGTGGTTTCGGGTATCAGGTAAGCCTTGCCAAGGCAAAGGGACGCGGCGAGGTTATACAGCAAGTCAGCAGGCACTTCCATGCCGCCGATTATGTCTTGCCAATCGGAGGAGGTATCAATCACATTGCCGTTGGCGTCGAGGATGTCAAAGGGTAGCTCAGATACCGCAAGTGCCGTCATGTCGGTTGCTTTACTTAGCCATGGATTTACGCGCCTCAGCAGCTGGTTGCGCTGCGTTCCACCGCCTGAGGACGCCGAGAGGAAGCCCTCGATCCCGCCCCACGTGTCAAAGTTGATACCTTTGATGCCGCTTCCCATCTCGCTAAATTTCATCGCTTTATTTGCCATCGATAAACTCCTTAACTGGTTATCCAGTTTTCGCCACTGATTGACTGCCAGGCAATGGCTAACGCTAAAACGCAATCATCGTGCATCCCATCCGGGGCCGAGTAGCTGAAACTACCGCTTGCGTTTCGCTTGCTCTCAAACGATAACAACTCACCTATCAAAACGGTGTCGTTGATAATGCTAATCTCTCCATGTTCAAAGGCAGATTGCAGGCCCGTTATCGCTGTCTGTTTTGTCGCGCTTGTCGTGGTAAACGGGATGATAGGCAACCCGCGAGAATATAGCGCATCGATTACAGGCGCGCCTATGCTGTTGGTTTCTACCGTCATACTCGCAAGGTGAAAGCGTTCATTGACAGCGACTAAACGATCTTCAAGCGCCCCATAATCAACGCGGTTGAAACGATCCATAAATACCATCTGTCTGGATTGTACATCCAACACGCATATAACCGTGTAGTCAACACTCGCCGCCACGTCAACGCCCGCCGCGTATTGTCTGCCAGGTAGCGCCGCGTCAATGGGCTGGACAGTTGCCGCGTCTTGGATGCGCCTGAATACTGAACCGGCCATATCGACAAACTCGCCCATCCATTCTTGACGGTATGTAAGTTCTGGTATTCTCAAGCGTGCCATCTCGGCAGCGTGTTTTATAAATTTGCTAGGGTTTGCGCTGGTCGGGGCTGTCCAGGATGCTTGATATTTGTTATCTGATAATCCGCGCTGGTATTCATTCCAAAACCAATTACGCCCTCGCGGGGTGCTAATCAAAATAGCCTCGCCGTTATAATCTGCTAGGGTCGGCATGATTGCATCATTCCATGCGGTTTCAGATATGCGGGCAGCCTCGTCTAATACTACGAGGTGGAAAGCCTCGCCGCGAACACCATCTTCATTATCGGCCGAATAAACCCCAAACAGGCCGCCATTATTGAACTCAACAACTCGGTCGGTTTTGCTAACCTGGCATAAGCCAGCAGACTGCAAGGGTGCAACCGTATTTTGAACCCATCGCCAAATAGCACGCCCGTTTTTATAAATGGGTACAATCCAGGCAGCATGAGCGCCCTGGCTGGCTGTTCCTAGTGACAACGCACCACCTAGCACAGACTTACCCCATCTCCGCCCCATCGAAAGTACCTTCACTTTCGCTGGGTGCATCGCTATCATGTACTGGTCTTGGCGCAAGCGAGGAAGCAACAGTTCTATAATTGACCTCCTGCGGGGTTATTGTTATTTCTGATTTCGACTTGACATTCACATCATCCGGCACTTTGCCATAAGCATACTGAATAAACGCCTGCACCAATCGCGGGTCTTTGCTCTGCGCCCATTGACGCATGATAACCTCTGTCACCGTTGCAACGTGCCCGTCAATCACCACAGGCTGCCCGCCTGACCGCGCTTCCTCATGGGCTATCTGTTGGGCCAGCTCGCGGAGCGCGTCAAAGGATTTAGGTCGGCCCTTGCGATTTATTCTTGGGTCGCCTTTCTTTAAGCGCGTTTCGGGTGAAGGGTTGGGGTTTGCCATTCCTGATATTATCCTGTATTAGTGGTAATCAATTCAGGCTCGCCGCCCGTCATGTCAACCCAATGTTTGACCGCTACATAATACATGGGATTACCCTCTGCGTTCCGTGTCACGAAGAACTTCATGGGAGAAAATTCTCCACGCCCGGAAAGCATCCTAAGCATTGCTCGGATTGTGGCGCTAAAACTTCCGGGCGTTCTTTGTACTGCCGTCCCTGTTCCATAAAGCATAGTTGGGATGAAGGTCGTCATGCTCGCTCCAATAGTTCTGGCATAACGCCGGTCATATCAAAAAACCTTTGAAGTGTTACGGCCACGTATGGAGCCGAAATCTCACAGGCGCGGCATTTGCGCGATAGGCGCTCGCAAGCGATAAGGGTTGTGCCAGAACCGCTGAAAGGCTCATAAACAATTTCATTGTGGCTGGTCGAATTGGCAATAGCACGCTCCACTAATTCGACAGGTTTCATTGTTGGGTGTTCTGGTGATTTGGAAGGGAGGTCGATATTCCAGACGGTCGTTTGTGTTCTGCCTCCATACCATCGGTGTCCAGCATTGGGCAACCATCCAAAGAATATAGGCTCTGCTTGCCAATGATAACAAACGCCCATAGGCGAAAATGTCGATTTATTCTTTACCCATTGTATCGTCTGCCGCCATATTCTCCGATCCTTCAATACCTGACCAAACAGCACATGTAGCGGCCCCGGCGGTGCCGCTACATACCACGCGGCCCCGGCGGTGCAATGTTCAATCGCTAAATCAAACGATCCGCATAACATTACGATAAGCCCAGGCTCATCAAGTGTGTCGTTCTCTAAGTTCTCCTCAACTCGATTGCTCTTACCAATCGAGTTGAGGTATTTATTTTTATCCCCAACTGCCACACCATAAGGCGGGTCAGTCCAAACCATCTCAGCACGGTCTGATTGCATGACACGCTCAACCACTGCCCGATCCGTACAATCCCCACAAATCAGCCGATGCTCGCCCAGCTTCCATAACTGCCCGCTCTCCACGCCCCACTTCACGCGAAATTCCTCGGCTTTGTCAACCTGTGCGCCTGCGTCCTCGCCTTGTGGCTCGTTCAGATCAATGCCGCCGATTTGCAATTCCTTCTCGCTAAACCCCCACTCCAACAACTCCCCCACCTCGAACTCATTCGCCAGGGTGTCAAAGTCCCACTCACCCGCCGCGCCTTTGTGGGCAAGGATCGTTAGTTTTTCGCGCTCCTTCTCAGTCAGCGGCCTTGAAGATACCCGTACTTCAACCTCATAGTCGGGGCCAAACTTCGCGCCCCACGATTTGAGCCGCTGGTGTCCGTTGTAGACTTCATTCCCAGGCCCGATCGCAATTGTCTCGAATTGGCCGAACTCCTCCACGCTCTCTTGCAACCGCTTGACCTGCTCGCCCTTGATTTGGCGCGGGTTGCGCGTCCATGCGGTAAGTTGTGATAGTTTTCGGGTTTCGGTAGTCCAGGTAATCGTCATTATTTATCCAGCCTGTTCTTTATATTCCCGCTTGACCGAAGATCAACTTCGGCTTTCTGGTTATCACTGAGCAGAACGTCCATGCGGGCTTCTTCAACGATCGAGTGCGAATTGAAGTCTTGCCGAAAGGCGGTGATCGCATCCACCAGGTGCTTTAAGATCGTTTCGAGCGTGTTCATTTGATCGCGGTCATCCTTACGGGTTTTCCCGTATATGATGCGTTCATCGCGGATAAAACTCATCCACTTTTCATTTTCAACGCTGATGAAGTTTTGCCAATCCGCTTGCTGTTTTTCGTGAGATTTTCGAACGTCCCGCTGCTGGATTGTGAACCACGAAAGTAGCGCAGCCACAAACACGCAAAAGAGCACCACCACCCCAAACTGCTCCCATGCCGATAGAGGCACTCCTTCCACGGTCATTCCTGCGCATCCTGCAATTCGTCAAGCTGCGCATCCGCGATTTTAGCGCGGCTTTTCGGGGTATCAATCGGGGTATCCGTGAAGTAGACGCGCAGCACTACGTTGGCGATGCCAACGATTAAGCTTAAGATGCTATCGATCATCAGTGCCCAGCCTGGCTCAATAAGTTTCAGGTTTTCGGCGATGATTGGCGCGATGCCAACGATCAACGCGAGGATGTTTAGCCAAACGATCTTTGATTTATAAACTGGTTTTGTGGTCATGTTTGCCCTCTCAATAATCAATCTACTAACATTATACGACTAATCCAAGAAATAAAATAACCCTCACAATCTGTAAGGGTTATTTTATGCCGTTGAGCGCAGTATAAAGGATGATCTCCGACCGGAGGTTGCCAGGGGGATCGCCTCCCCCATCAATACCGCTCAGCCTGCTATTTAGGGCTGCGTGCCCGTTTTCAAGGAGGAATGCGCATCAATGATAATCTATGATGCCAGTAAAAATTCGGCGTATTTGAGCGCTTCCCCACTCTCGATCATGCTGCCCGTCACCCGGATGACGCGCCAGCCAAGAAGAACTGCCTCAGCGTACTTGATGCAATCGCCCTCAAAGCCTGCACCGCGGGTGTGCCTTCCGCCTGCCCACGTTCCACCCTCAACTTCCATAGCCGCCATTCGGGCAGGCCAGCAAAAATCAAAGCGCCAGCGCCTGGTTGGGTGGAATTTATACTCTCGCACCGGATTTGGAAGGCCCGCGGCGCGAAGCTGGAATAGCAATGTTTCTTCGATCGCGCTCACAGCCCCGATACCATTCTAAAATTCCTTGCCGTGTTTATATCCGCGGCCAGCGTTGAACGCTATCTTAGCGATGATAGCCGCACCCACCGGCAGGCCGAAGCCAGCAGCGTAATCCATGATGCGGATAATTGCATCTGCCAGCTCTTCTGTTTCCCCGCTGAATTGCGGGATGTGGTCACTGGGCATATTTCCATGCCGCAACGCTTCACACGCCTCGGCCAGTTCGGTGACAATCAGCATGAGCAGTTCAGCTTTGTTTCGGTCCACTTCCCACCAGCCGTTTAGCCGGTTGACGCGCTCAACTTCCGCCTGGCAGATTATCCATGCCCGTTCAAAATGCTCAAGTTTCAAGCTTTCAGTCATTTTCGCTCCCGTACCAATAGGCCACATAGGTCGAGTCATAAATAAATTTTGTCAATTCGCACCACCAACCGCGCCCTTCGAGGTACACAAAAACTGTGTGCTTTTTGGCGAGGATGCGCGGGTTGATGGGCATAAAAGCTGTACTCCGCTCCAGCTTGCCGCCCTGCCCATTACACTCGGTACAATGCTGGAGCATGGTCAAGTTTCGGTTATAAACACGTTCCATGTAGCCAAACCCCGCGCATTTTTGGCAGGGAATGAGGCGCTTGATTACAATCACAGCCCGATTACCGGATGGCTGCCGTGATGGCGTGCCTTTATTGGGTAGGACGGGCTGTGATTGGGGGGGCATTATAAAGCTTTGAAGCTGACCGTCGGCTCGCCATCGGGCTTCTTAGCGGCGAGAATTTCGGGGTGCGCCATCGCAAACCCCTTGAGCTTACCGCTATCCCATCCGCCCTCGCGGCCTTTGACGAAAACTGCCATGAGGTTTTCACCGCGCACCGTTTCACCGATCGCTATGACCTCTTCCTTGATTTCAAGCTCAAGCTGCGCTGCCTGTTCAGCGGCTGCGCGGAACGGTTCCGCGAACTCGGCGTCAATTTCGGCCAGCTGCGATTTGATCTCAGCGGTCAAGATCATGTCAATGAGCGCTTGTTTTTGTAAGCGGATCGCGTCCGGGGCTGCGCGAAGTTCTGCGAGTAGGTTGATTTTCTCGGTCGTATTCATCACGCCCGCCCGCTGATCTGCGCCTGAGTATAAATCAGGCACGCCACCATGATGATCCCAATTACGATTACTGCTACCATTCCATCCTCCATTGCCAAACGTGAAAAGTTGAAAAATGCGCGGCGGGTGAATCAGACTTGCGTATATGGTAAATCTTTCCATATGAGTGCCACCGGGTTTTACACCCGCCGCGCCCGATGCTAAGCTAATAAGGCCGGCGGCTTTCCATGATAATCTGCGCCGCTTTGATCTTGACCGCGCGGATGGCGCGGTCTTCTTCGGTGGTCTCAGGCTTCGTGTTAGCCTTGATCATACTATTTATCATTAGCATCAGCATCGGGTTATCGATCTCCCCGTACTGCTGACCTTTGCTATTCCGCAGGTTCATCGCTGCTTCAAGATCGACCTGATCTATTGCCCGGTTGTATTCCTGCTCCTGCTCGGTGGTAGGGCTGGTATCAACCACTAACCCGCGAGCATCAGCCCGGTAAACCGTAGGCTGTTCAGCAGCCCGCACATTGACGATTTCGGGATTATCAGCCTGGCCCATTTCATCCGAGGTATACAGGCCACTCAATTCCTGAGGGAAGGCTTTTCGGAGTGCCAGGCTTTCGGCGCACTTGGCAATCATGATATCGGGCATCTTTGCCCACATAGATGTAAGGCTGCCGTCCTTTTTGGTTTGGGCATATGCCTCAAACCGCGCCACTGCCCACAAAGGTTCGCGGAAGTCTGCGCGCATAACGCCAACCTTTGCGGCTGCCGGTGGTGTAGCTTCCAGCCAAACCTCGCGCCACTGGGCATCTTTGCCGCACCAGAACGGCCCCAGTTGCCCAGCGTACTTACCGGTGCGCTCGGCAATCAATCGAAATCCATCAATTGATACCTGAGTAACCATCTTGATTTCTGACTGCCGCGTTTCCGCGTTCCACGTGCTGCGCTGGATGCTGTAAATCTGGCGGCTGAACGGGTCAAGGCCAGTGCGGTTGCACTGGGTGATGAAGAGCTTTAGCTCATCGTCGTTCGCGCCTTTTGCGATGGTGCGCTTGATAAGCTCGACCTGCTCAAGGGTCAGGTCGTTTGTGATGGTAGCCAGCTGGTTATTGCTCATAATCCCATCCTCATTGGGCGCTCGCTATCACGAGCCTCCTGAGCATCCAGAAGCATAAGAACCTGAATACAATAATGATTGATCTTCGCGTGGTCGTCTCCCATCGCGGCGATGGCGGCGAGGTGTCCAGCGATTTCGTGATGGTAGCATCGCGATGTCATTTCTTTCACGTTCAGGGCGGCCAGTTCAGCCGCCGTGCAAGGTCTCAACTTAGGGTTCATCTGTTTTCTCCTGTCGGTCATAAATCGGTTACGTTAGTTCAATGATAACAAGTTCTAGCGTCGTTACATTAAATCAAAATTAGAAAAAAGAGTCAGTTTTCTAATCTTAATCTCATAAAACGCCCGCGCAAATCCTGTATATTGGAGGAGGAGGTAACAAACTATGCAATATAGACTGTTAGATTTATTCTGCTGTCAAGGTGGAGCGGCTATGGGCTATCATCGCGCAGGGTTTGATGTTGTCGGGATTGACATTGAACCTCAGCCGCGTTACCCGTTCGAGTTCCACCAGGAAGACGCGCTCGAATACCTGAAACTGCACGGGCACGAGTTTGACGCGATACTTCATGCCGCCTCGCTTTTTCGCTATAGAGCTACTTCGCCTCGGGCTTTCGTTCTCTCGTAAACTTCATTGTATTTAGTATAGCAATTTCAAAGATCAATACATTAAAACTAGATTAGAGATTATTAGATTGATAATCCCCTGAAAGCTGGCTCGCTCGCTTCGTAAATATCGGCGCGGCTTGCGGTCATAAGCCATTCGCCATGCTCGCGGTAGTTCCACCAATCGGTGATGATAATAATTTCTTTGGCGTTGTACCCGATCTCACCCAGCCGCATGGTGATGTCTGAGTATTTGTAAGGCGTTTTGTTTTCTGCCATATAAGCGGATACGGCGATGCGGATAATGGCGGTCAGGGTGATTCCCTCGCTGTCAGCCTGGGCGGTGATTGCGGCCTTTTCGCCAGTGGTGGTGCGGAAGCGTATTACCTCGGTTTTGTTCATGTTAGCTATCCTTTTCCCCGCCGCAAGTCGGGCAGGTGCGCTTGTTCTGTTTGCCAGTGCCCAGGCAGTCGGGGCAGCCGTTGATGATTACTGATTGCGCAACCTTGAGGGGCTTGTCGCCGTGTTTGGTTGTGACATATGCGCTGTATGCTTGATTGGCTGTGATTTGTTTTTTCATTGCGTTACTTTCTCCCGGTGTTACCCCGCCGGGAGGGTGTGGTGCTAGAAGTTTAGCGATGAAACAAGTCCATTTACGTTATAGGCGATGTGGAGCTTTTCATCCTGCAAGATTTCCGCGGGAATATTATGGCGCCAGCTGCAAACCTCGGCGTATTGGTGGAGAATGATTTGATCTGGGTTATTCTTTGCCAGCCGGATCGCCTTTTGGCTCAAAAAGTCATAAGCGGTATTTACTAATTCGGCGAGTTCTTTTTTTAGTTCGTTGTTCATTTCGTTTTCTCCGTTTGTTTTCTGTGTGCCGTCTATAATATAAGTATACGCCATTGTAGCTACAATACATTAAAATAAAATGAGAGTTTCACATATTCATATTCTCATTCAATTCTAATGTTTCACCCTCCAAACCTTGCTATGATAGGCGTAGGAGTATAACCATGCAACCAAATAGCCTGCTGACCGATACCGCAATTGACGCGCTCGTCAAGCTGCGCGAACTGATGCCCGGAACCGGGGTAATCGAACTAATCGAAGCCGCGCTGGTGGCGTTCGCCGAAGCGGTTCAATCCGCGCAGCCCGAACCACCAGCCCCAAAGCCCGATGAGGTGGCGCAAATAAAAACGCGTTGAGCTGTGGAAGGCTCGTGAGAAAGGAAAGCTAAGCCGCTTGTGATCTGGCTGTTTATCGGCCCGGTTTGAGTTTGGCGAAGAAGGATAATATGGCAGATTATTGGATGAAACTGTACATTGAAATATTGGATGATCCTAAAATGGCAACGCTGTCGGATAGGGTCTGGCGTAGAGCTATCGAATTATTCCTTGTAGCAAAACGGCTCAATAAGGAAGGCGCTTTACCTGATACCCGGCAAATTGCCTGGATGTTGCGCATGAACGCGGATGAGCTTGAAAATGACATGGCCCAGATTGCAATGACTGGAATAGTTGAGCGTGTTGTCAATGGCTGGTTTATACCTAAATTCGCTGATCGTCAATCCGCTGTATCTGACCGCGAACGCAAGACACAAGAGCGTGTGCGTAGACAGTCACAGGAATATTACGTAAATGTCACGAACCCGTCACGAAACGTGACAGAGAGCAGAGAACAGAAGACAGAAGACAGAGAACAGAAGACAGAAACAGAAGCAGAGCAAAAACCACCCAGCGATGCTTTGTTTGATTTATTCCAGCGTGAGCTTGAACTATCCGGGGTAACAGTCAATAATGCCTCAGCCATAATAGCAATAAATAAAATGATTGCAAACGGGGCTACTATCGAGGATTTGCGCGATGGGTTTAAATGGAAAATATCCAATAGCGATGACCGCGTTATTTACGCAACATCGCTTGTAGGCCCGACAAAGACTTCCACGAATAAACGCCGGCAGCATGGCACTGTTCCACAAAAAGAATATATTGGCCCGAATGGAGAGGTACTCAGATTATGACCGACCAACCCGTAACCATGCCCCACTCGCCCAATGCCGAGGATGCCCTAATCGGCGCAATCCTCATCGACCCAGACCGCCGCAAGGAAATTGCCATCGCCCCTTCCGACTTTTACTTTGATAGGTCGCGGTGGCTTCTCCAGGCGTTCGACGCCGTTGCCAGCCGCGGCGTTCAACCCGATTTCATCACAATCTGTGCGGAGTTGGACGCGCGAAAACAGCTTGCCGAAATAGGCGGCCCAGCCTTTGTAATTGGACTGACTTCTAATGTAATGTTTGGCAGCAACGTTGGCGGCTACGCCAAAATCATCAAAGACCGCGCAGCCCGCCGCCGCGCAATCCGGCTCGCCAGCGAACTTGCCACCACCGCGTATGACCTTGACTCCGACCTGACCGCGCACATCTCGAAGCTGATGGATGCTCTCGGTAAGTCGGTCACCAGTGACCGCGGAGCGGTGCACATCAGCCAGGTTGCGAGCCGCGTATATGACGCCCTCGAATTGGCTGCCGCTAACCCGCAAGAGGTTTATGGCATACCAACCGGCTTCCCGGATTGGGACAAAATTTCAGCAGGCCTTCAAAAGCGCGAGGTGGTCAAGCTCAGCGGCGAGCCTGGCGTTGGGAAAAGCCTTTTAGCTCTCCAGGTGATTATAAACGCCGCAAAAGCCGGGCATACTTGCGCAATATATTCGCCAGAGATGAGCGCCGAAGCGACGTTCCGGCGCGGGCTTGCGATGGGGTCAACGCTCAATCCGCAAAAGTTCATGTCCGGGCGCGTCACCGAAAGCGAGTGGGCGCTGGTTATAAAAGCCTTCGAGGAGTTGGGCAACCTGCCCGTTTATATTTCGGACGCAAGCCAGATGAGCACCATGGACCTCCGGGTTGATGTCAACCGGCTCAAAGACGCCTACAATCTTGAGTTGATCCTAATCGATTATGAGGCGCTTCTGGAAGATGGGCAAGGTCTAATCAGCGAAACGGAACGCTCAATGCTGATCAGCGGGCGCGTGCATGGGCTGGTAAAGGATAGCGGTATAGCCTGTATATCCGTTGGCGATATGGTCAAGGCTGGGATGAATGGCACGGTCAAGGGCCAAACTGGGTTAGCCGGGTCTGCGCGGATGATCCATGACGCGGATCAAATCCTAATCATGCGAGCAGATGAAAGCAACAAGCAGCGCGTCAAGGTGACATGGGAAAAAAACCGTGAGGGGATCAATAACCGATATTTCGAGCTCCAGCGCACGCAAGGCTTTCCGTCCTTCGTGACCCCGGCGGTGATGAAATGACGCCCCCCCTGCCCCACTTGCGCAAAGCTTACCCACGCGGTAACGTTCGCGCGGTCATATCTTTCCGCCCGGCAGGCCGCGCTAATGTTGCTTCGGCACAAACTAGCGGAGCATCCCAAAGCCGCAAAGTCTAATCTTGTTTTAATGTAACACTCGCGTAAATAGT